AACCCAGCTTGTGCTGTAGAATTAGTTGCAGGTAAAGCTGCTCTAAGTGGCAACAACGCTGCATTCTAATTATCTATCTATTCACATAAGGGGGACTTCGGTCCTCCTTTTTTTATTAATATAACTTTATGGCTTCCACGACAATTGATACCGAGACCGAACTCTCCGCAGTAAACTCAATCCTGGGAGCTATCGGACAGTCACCTATAACTACTTTAAAAGATGCTAGTGGTGTTGTTTCAAATGCTAACCCAGAAATTGCTTTTATATATAATTTATTAAGAGACTCTAATGTAGATGTACAGAATGAAGGCTGGCATTTTAATTCAGAAAGACATGTAACATATACACCAGATACCACTACAAAGAAAATTGTAATTGCCAACGATATACTCCGTATGGATATAACAGATGCTTGGCGTAAGAGAGAATATGATGTAGTAAGAAGGAATGGATTTTTATATGATAAGTATGATCATACAGATGAATGGGATGGAGATATTAATTTAGATATTGTCAAGTTAATTACATTTGAAGAAGTACCCTCTGTCTTTCAAAGATATATTGTAGCTAGAGCAAGTAGAGTAGCTGCCACTCAAATGGTTACTAATGTACAATTAGTTAAATTACTAGCTCAACAAGAAGCAACATCAAGGGCAGCATGTGTAGAATACGAATGTAATCAAGGTAATCATAATATGTTTGGTCTACCTGAAGATAGTATTTATACAGCTTATCAACCATGGAGGAATCTTAGAAGATAATGCCAGGAATTTCACAAACAATACCTAACTTTAATGGTGGTATATCAGAACAACCTGATCAATTAAAGTTACCAGGTCAAGTTAAAAATGCAGTAAATGTAATACCAGATATTATAAATGGTTTATATAAGAGACCTGGTTCAAAAAGGATAGGAGGATCTCCACTTGCTAACATTCAATCTAGTGGATCATGGTTTCATTACTATAGAGATGACGTAGAAGGATGTTACTTAGGACAAGTAGCTGCTGATGGAAAAATTAGAATGTGGTGTACTAAGGATCTTTTTAATGCATCTGGTACTAAAGTTAATTCTGCTGGTGATGAGATCTTTGTACATTATGATACAGTCAGTGGTGCTTATACACAAAGTAATTATGACGCCAGTGACTCTGATCATACTGCAATAACTACATATCTATCTGCTAGTGATACAGAAGATGTACAAGCATTAACTATAAATGACAGTACTTTTTTAAATAATAGAGATACTACAGTAGCTACCACAGGTACTACAGATGGTCGACCTCATTCTCATTTTGCATTTGTTGAA